AAAAGGCGAAGATGTTGATTTCAATGCAGTGGGCGGGGGCGGGTGCTTTCTTTTTTACGTTCCATTTATCTAATCGTGGGGATTATGGGAGGGAATGACCCCCTCCCGTTTCTCTAAATACCCACATGGCACTCCCAAAATCTCGGCCCGAACTTAAAGCCTACGTCAAGAGACGGCTCGGCGAACCGGTCATTACCGTCAATGTGGCGGATGATCAGTTAGAAGAACGCATCGATGATGCCTTGTCATTCTTTCAAGACTACCACTTCAATGCGTCCGAGCGACTCTATCTCAAGCACAAATTAACCTACTCCAATCTCGTCTTCACAACGGCCAGCACCGGAACCTTTGCGAACGGCGAAGGGATTCGTGGGGCCACGAGTCTGGCGACGGCCGGAGTCCACACCCAAGCCAACAGCACGGTCGTGTCCTATAAGTATCCCCGAGTGTTCCCATCGGCCAATGTCTTTCTGGTGGGAGAGACAGTCACAGGACTGACGACGAATGCAACAGCCGTGGTAGGAGCCGTGCAAATCGGCGACTGGGAGAACCAGTATATTCCGATTTCTCCGCTGGTCATGAGCATCGTCAAGGTGCTCCCGCTCGACGGGTTTGCGGTAGACCGGGGCACAGGGCTCTTCTCGTGGAACTATCAGTTCCTGATCAACGACTTGAGTTGGCTCTCGAGCAGCAGCGTGATTTCCTATTTCATGACCCGGTCTCATATGGAGATGTTAAACGACCTCTTCATTGGAGATTATCCTGTCCGGTTCAATAGACACATAGACCGGTTGCAACTCGATCTTGACTGGAACGAGGACATTCGACCGGGAGATTATATCGTCGTAGAGGCATTTCGTATCGTAGACCCGGCGCTCTATAACAGCATCTGGGGAGACCGGTATCTTCGTGACTACACCACGGCACTCGTGAAGAAGCAGTGGGGGCAGAACCTGATGAAGTTCGAGGGAGTCCAGATGCCCGGGGGTGTGATGCTGAACGGTCGAGGCATTTACGAAGAGGGTAAGGCCGAAGTGGAAAAGCTTGAAACTGAAATTCAGGCAAAGTACGAATTGCCTCCCGAATTCTACGTGATGTAATAGGACGAACATGCCAACTAATCCATACATGAACTGGTGGAGCGATAAGAACGAGCAGCTTCTTCTTCATGAACTTATGACAGAAGCCATTCAGTTTCATGGTCTTGACGTGTACTATCTGCCGCGCATCATGCGACGGGAAGACTCGCTTTATAGTGAGGATGTTCTGAGTCAGTTCGTCTCGATCTTTCCTATTGAAGTGTATCTGAAGAACGTCGCCGGGTGGGATGGGCAAGGAAACTTCCTCAACAAGTTTGGTCTGAATATCGAGCACACGTTCACGGTCATGGTATCCACGGATCGGTTCAATGAGATTGTGCCATCGGCTCGTATGGTTGGGGGCCGGGTGTCCGGGTCTTCTTCCTCCACCGAACTATCTGGAATCGGCACGAATTTTGGGGACGCCTTGCGGGTGGGCGAACAGATCATGACCCAAACAACCCGTCAAATTCGGACGGTGATGTCTGTCGCAAACAACGAACGGCTGACGATGAACGCGGCATTTGATACTGCGGTCGTCTCTGAGTTCTATGTGATTGTCCCTCCCCCGAATCCGTTCCCCATTCCGTCCCGCCCGATGGAAGGTGACTGGATTTACATTCCTCTTCCTATCGATAAGATGTTTGAAATCAAATTCGTGGAAAATGAAAAGGCTCCGGGCCAGTTTTATCCTTTGGGCACGAAGACATTCTACGAATTGTCACTGGAGACCTTTACGTATTCACACGAAGAAGTACGAACCGGCGACCCGGCTGTGGACTTTGTGGAAACCGAACACGCCTACTCGCAGGACTTGGTGGTTTCATTGGGCGGGTCTGGGGATTACATCCTTGGGGAAACCGTGTATCAGGGAGCTACGGCCGAAGCTCCGGCCGCAACAGGGGTGGTGGCGCTGTGGGATGCAAACAATACGGTCCTCCGTATCACGGACATCACTGGGGTATTTGCCAATGCGATTCCGGTGATTGGGATGACTTCGCTGGCGTCCCGTGGGTTGGGCGTGGAAGTCTGCCCGCTTCTTATCCCGACCGACCTCTTGAATGACAACCGGTATCTTGCGGATGCCGACGACGAGTTCCTCGATACGCGTGAGGGCGATCCCTTTAAGGATCCATTTCTAGGAGGATCCGCACGATGTTAACGCAGTTCTATCACCATCTCCTTCGTAAGTATCACATTGCGTTTGGGTCGCTCTTCAAGCAGATTACCCTTGTCCGAAATGATACCACCGATAGTAATGGGGTGGAGATGCAGCGGTTCGTGGTGCCGATTGAGTATGCGCCCCGCGAAACGTGGGTTGCTCGGTTACGAGACGACCCTCAGATTAAGCAGCAATTCTCGACAGTGCTCCCTCGTCTCGCTTATGAGATGACGGCTATGCGATACGACCCTAGCCGAAGATTGAACAGTCTCAATACCCGGGTGCGTCCTATTCCCGGCGACTCCACGAATGCTCGTCGCTATTTCGTGGGTGTGCCTTACGTGCTGGTGTTCAGCTTGTATGCCATTACCCGGAGCATCGAGGACGCAAATCAGATTATGGAACAGGTCATTCCCTATTTTGCGCCAGACTATACCTTGTTGGTCAAGCTCTTCCCGTCCATAGGGATCCTCGACCGGATGCGAATCGTCATGGATGGTAACCCGCAGTGGCTTGATACGTGGGAAGGTGACGGGTTCACGAAGACCCGAGACGTCCTGCTCACGTTCAACTTCAATGTGGCGGCGACATTCTATGGGCCGATTGCCGGAACTTCGGCGAGCCTAATTCGAAAAGTTATCGTGGATATGTATGACAGTTCATATGATGCGTCATTAACAGATCACTCATATCTCTTGACGAATACCTATGATCATCTTCTTCGTGAAGATATGTCTGGGGTGCTCCTGACGGAAGAGGATGCGTCGTCAATTGGGGACATTGCGCGGGTCGTTCGTATTGAGGTGGTGCCTGATCCGCTGAATGCGATTCCGGTCAAGCCGGTGAACACGACCACTACTATCACGGAGTATTCCGACGGACGAGTGACGAATGTATATGTAGGACATGATACTGATATAGGGGTTTGATGTGAATGAACAGACCGTGAATGCGCTAGATACTATCTTTAGTATCGCGACCGTAACTCCAGAGATCGTTCCGTCGGGTGAGGTATTACCGGCAGTCGTCGTCGAAGAAGAGGATGATGGTCGAGCCGAAGAAGACTTTGTCTTTTCTCGGGGAGCCATCAAGGCGATTGCTATTGAGGCGCAGACATCGCTTCATCGGGCCTCAGAAGTGGCCGACCAGACAGATACGCCTCGGGCCTTTGAAGCTGTTGCCGAAATGGTTCGGGCTACACTCGAAGCCCACCGCGAACTCCACAATATCCACCGGACGGCGGCTGAGGTTCGTTTGACGAAGCAGAGCGCCAATCACCCCCCGGGATTCGTAAACATCCAACAGGGCGTTGTCTTTACGGGCACGTCAGAGGATCTCTTGAAACTCATTTCTAAAGAACGGAAATAATGGAAACTCTCGCGATCCCGACTCCTGAACCGTTTCGGATTGAAACGACGCTTCCGGGTGACGGAGAAGTCTATAACTACACCGTCGAGGAGCTTCGGGAATACATTCGGTGTTCCGAAGACCCGGTCTATTTCATTCGCACCTACATGAAAATCATTCAGGTCGATAGAGGATTGACGGAGTTTGACCTGTATGATTTCCAAGAGAAGATGATCGAGAGCTATCACGCGAATCGGTTCAACATCACGATGTGTTCACGACAGGTCGGAAAAAGTACTACTGTCGTTGCCTACTTTCTCCATTACGTTCTTTTCAATCTGAATGTGAATGTCTGTATTTCGGCAAACAAACAGAAGACCGCTGTGGATCTTCTCGGACGGCTCAAGCTGGCCTATGAGCATCTCCCGCGATTCCTCCAGCAAGGAGTCGTCCGGTGGGCTCGACTTGAGGTGGAACTCTCCAATGGCTCTCGGGTATTCGCGGCAGCAACGTCCTCGAGTGCCGTCCGGGGCGGTTCCTATAACATGTTGCTGCTGGACGAGTTCGCCTTCGTGCCGGAGAACATTGCCAATGAGTTCTATGCCTCGACGTTCCCGACGATCACCTCCGGGCGGGAGACGAAGATTATCATGGTCTCGACGCCCAATGGCATGAATCTCTTCCACAAGTTCTGGATTGATGCTCAGATGGGCACCAATGACTTCAAGCCGATCTTCGTGCATTGGAGTCAGGTGCCCGGCCGAGACTTGGTGTGGCGAGACACGACGATTCGGAACATCGGGGGACCGGAGAAGTTTGCCCAAGAGTATGAGTGTGTGGGGCCGAAAACGTGGGTCACTGTCCGAGACCGAGCCACAGGAAGTATCACAATACTAAATATCTGTGACCTCTATGAAAGACTCACAGCCGCGTAGATACTTCATTTACAAGATCCGACGGTCGGACGGGAAAGAGTACATCGGTACAACTGATTCGGTGTGTATTCGAAATCGGATGTGTCGGCATCGTTCCTCTGTTCGTTTTCGGGGCCACTCGTTCGAGTATGCAATTCTTGCGGAGAGTGACTCCCCGGACTTGTTTCAGCAGGAAAAGGAATACATTCAGCGGCACCAAACGCTGTATCCCGATGGACTGAACGTATCGGTGGACGGAAAGGGAAACCACAACACTCCATCGTTCAATACTCGGGGGTTTAGGTTTTCGGAAGAAAGTCGAAAGAGAATGTCGGAGTCAAGCAAGAAAAGAATCCGAACGACTGGGTGGAAGCATTCGGAAGAAACAAAGAAACACTGGTCCCGGGAACGTATCGGAAAGTGTTGGAAGCGCCCGGCTTTGTCCCGCGAACAGTGGGAGGATTTGTGTCGGGTGTGGCAGGAACGACCGGACCTCGACCTTACTTCGAACGGTAAACTCATTTCCTATGAACGAGCGTTTGCAAAACAACATGCGGTAGTGTTTGGACTAACACCCAATGGACTCTTCAATCTCATCGCCAATCGACTCAAGACCTTCAAGTTTCCGGGAGAATACCCAGTACGAGATTCTAACCCCGAGCGGATTTCAATCATTCGACGGGATTCGGCAGAAGACCGCGACGGTTCATAGGGTATCGCTATCGGACGGAACGTCCGTGGTGATGACGCCGGAACATCTGGTGTTGTCGGCCGAAAAGTCGTGGGTTGCGGTTAAGGATATCCGGCCGGGAACGCGATTACTCACTAAGGAAGAACGTGTCGTTTCGACGATAGCCGTTTCTCGGTTGTACATCGAACAGGTTTTTGACCCCGTTAATGTCGCCAACGGAGCACTCTACGACAGTGGAGTGCTTGTCTCGCACAACTGTTCGTTCCTTTCGACCTCCTACACCCTGATTCGGGCCGAGGTGCTTCAGGCATTGCTCCCAAGTTTGCCTATTGCGAATACCGAGAACGGCTACTGTGAGTTCATCGAGCCGATTGAGGACCACACCTATGTCATGCATATCGACACGGCGGCTGGACAGGGATTGGATTCGTCGTCCTTTATCATCATCGACGTGACGGAGTTACCATATAAGGTTGCCGCGACCTACAACAATAACCGCGTGACGACCATGGAGTTCCCGCAACTCATTATGACCTATGCCCGACGGTACAATCTGCCATGGCTCATGGTAGAGGTTATGGACATTGGCCGGGACGTCGCGCATATTCTCTTCAGGGATTTTGAATATCCTCGGTTTATGGCAACGATGACCGAGAAGCGATTGGGCCAGCGACTCATCTTCAATTCCCGAAACAACCGCCATCTTGGATTACGTATGACATCCGGGGTCAAGCGGAGCGGATGCGCCGTGCTCAAGGCGCTTATCGAGAACGGGCAGTTGGTACTCAATGACTACCGAATCATTCAGCAATTGTCGGTGTTCATCCAGCGAGGGTCCATTTATATGGCCGAGACGGGACATCATGACGATCTGATTATCCCGCTCATTATGTTGGGGTGGGCATCTCTTCAGCCGAACTTTGCCGAAGTCACGACGTGCCGGGCGCTCGATTCGTATATTGAGATGGTGAAACAGAGTAAAGAGAACCCGGTGCCGATTAAACCAATTTATGAAGAGCAACCCATGCCTATTGGAATTTTCACAAATCTGGGGGACAATGATGATTCTGCGTGGCTCCTTGACTGAACGATGCTGGTTTCCTAAATAACAATGAAATCGCACTATCAGATTGTGCCAGATAGTTTACCGTTGTATAAGAGGAGCATCCTATGGGAACGCAAGTTAGCCCCGGCATCAGAATCTCCGAGATCGACAAGACTCTCTCACTGGGGCAAGTGGCTCTCACTGAGGGAGGCATTGCTGGTTTTTTCAAGTGGGGCCCCGTTGAAGTTGTCACGACGGTGGGATCTGAAACAGAACTGGTAACCCAGTTCTGGAAGCCGGATACCAATAGCGCCAGTTATTTCTTTACTGCCGCCAATTTCTTGGCATACAGCAACACTCTTCGGGTGGTGCGAGTTGTAAAGGTTACTGAAGCTCGAGCCGCAACGGCTGCTCCCAGTACCGTTCAACTGACCAATACTGCGACATTTGCGGTAACGACCTCGACCCCGGTAATCGTCGCGTTGACCGGAACAACTGGTGGGTTGTTTGCTGGAATGAGCCTCTATCTGTCAAATTCCGTAACAAACACGACGGTTACTATCGCGACGGTCACGAATACCACATCAGCCCTTCTCAAGACTACTTCCGCGACGGCCGTGTCGGAGGCAAATGCCTACGCCTATGGCGTTTACGTTCCGAATCCGGATACCTATCAGGCAAACTTCTCTACCGGGTCAGGAACAGTTGGTGCGTGGGCGGCGAAGTATGTCGGGGCACTCGGAAACAGTTTGACGGTTGAAGTGTGTGCCAGTGCGAATGCGTACAAGCAGACTGTTGCATCAGGAACCGCAAACGTAACCGTACTCTCTGGCAACACTTCTGTTGTGATGTCGTCGGACGTATCTGACTTTGTAGGCGTCGGAGATATTCTCACGGCGAACGGGGAAGATCGTCAGGTACTCACCATCAATTCAGCCGGAACGGGAGTGACCATCAACGCGGCGTTCTCTACGGCTCTTACGGGCGAACCGTTTGCACGACGATGGAAGTATTCTTCGTTGTTCACTTCGGCTCCCGGGACATCTGACTACGCTATGGAACGTGGTGGGTCGATGGACGAAATGCACGTGGTTGTAGTTGACACGGGGGGCCAGTTCAGTGGTGGAGCCAATACCGTGCTTGAGCGATATGCCTTTGTGAGTAAGGGGTTTGACGCCAAGACGGATGTGGGCGCAACGAATTACTATGCCGAAGTTATCAATCGCAAGTCTCCTTTCGTGTGGTGGATGGGTCACCAGACCGGGGGAACCTCGTGGGGCTCTGAAGTATCAAGCACCACGTTTGGAACTCCGGCTCTTATCGCGGCAACCCCACTTGCGGGAGGCACGGACGGTGGACTTGTTGCAGATACTGACCTCATGCGAGGATATGATCTGTTCAAGGATCAACAGGTTGAAGTCTCCTTTATTCTAGGAGCGAGCGCATCCCCGGGGCTGGCGTCGTATATCATTGGAAGCGTCGTTGAGCCGAAGATGTTCGCGATGGGATTCTTCTCTCCGGAATATTCAGACGTCGTGTCAAATGCGGGGCTCGAAACCACCGCTGTGATTGCCTATCGAGATGCGCTTCCTTCGTCCAGTTTTGCGGTGTTGGATAGCGGATGGAAGTATCAGTACGATAAGTACAATGACGTGTATCGCTATGTTCCTCTTAATGGGGATACAGCCGGATGCGCGGTTCGGGCTGATCAGGTATCGGAACCGTGGTTCTCCCCGGCAGGATTCAGCCGGGGCCAGATTAAGAACGTGGTCAAGCTCCCATACAATCCGACACAGGCGAACCGAGACGATCTCTATCGCAACGGGATCAATCCAATCGTCACCTTCCCCGGACAGGGCACGGTCCTTTATGGGGATAAGACGATGCAATCAAAGCCCAGTGCCTTTGACCGCATCAATGTGCGTCGATTGTTCATCGCGTTGGAGAAGACCATCGAACGGTCTGCCAAACAGCAGTTGTTTGAACAGAATGATGCGTTCACTCGACAGGCATTTGTGGCCATGGTTGAGCCGTATCTTCGGTCTGTGCGTGGGCGTCGAGGCATTACGGAATATTATGTGGTCTGTGATGAAACGAATAACCCGCCAGCGTCTGTGGATGCTGGAGAATTCCGTGCTGATATCTACGTGAAGCCGATCCGAAGCATCAACTTCATTCAGTTGAACTTCATCGCCGTGCGGTCTGATGTGTCGTTTACTGAAGTCGTCACGAATCTGAGCTAATGTCGTCTAAATAGGGCAAAGGGAGAAAAACGTTATGTCAGTATTTCCTAATATTACGGCATTCAAAGAGCGATTGCTTGATGGCGGAGCCAGACCGTCACTGTTTCAGATGATGATTAACTGGCCCGAAGCTCTGCGTGGCATATCGAGGGCGGCACTCGAGAAGCTTCCGTTCCAGTGTCGTATCTCAGAAATCCCCGGGTCGGCTGTGAATCCCATCATCGTTAAGTATGCCGGACGGGAAATCAAGTACGCCGGGCAGCGGGTGTATCAGAACCTGATCGTGACCATCATCAATGACGAAAGCTACATTGTTCGTCGAGCATTGGAAGCATGGTCTGATGTGTTGAACACGCACGAAACGAACATCTCGGCACTTGG